TTGACTTCATCGAAGTATTGAATGGGTGCGTGTCCTGGTATTGTTTCTTAATACTTTCAAACACTACGGTTCCCATAGAGTTAGTCTCAATCATTATAGTGCCATTGTACTTGCGAGCTAACTGGATAATGTTATTTTGCATCAAGTCCCAATCCTTTTGATTATCTCTATAAATCTCTATAACATGGCCAGTTTCATCCATAGCAACAGCTACCGTATAATCTGACTCGCGACCTAAATCCACCCCTATGTAAACTTTACCTTGTCTTGTCGGGTACTTACTAAATGCATTAGTCTTAAAGTTTTGAAAGACCATTGATTCACCTTCAAGGAATTCACCCTGGTACTCTGCTCTATAAATAGCTTCAGGAAGAACTTTCTTAGCAGCTGCAACTTCTTCCTGGTTAATGTAAGGATTGTCACCTTGTTCCATTCGAACACTTGCATAATTAGGGTACGCTGGGTCTTCACCTAACATATACATTTGATAGAACCAATCACGTCCACGAGGGGTGCTGAAAAGACAGATTTTTTTACCGTGTACTAGGCCCGTGGGCTGTATTGCCCGTTTCCATGCAGACTCAGATTGATACGAAGATTCATCCAAAAATAAATATGAAAAAGTATAACCTCTTAACCCATCCTCACGCTCAGAACTTCTGAAGTAAATCTTAGAGCCTGTCTTGAGCTTAATCTCGTGGTTACTGAAGTTAGTACTCTCAACTATTCCGGAGTCCTTAATGGCTTCGTAAAGGTCCTCCATTAACTTGCGAGCTTGTTGATATATCGGCGCAATGATGCCTATCTTACAACCCTTGTCATTAATGCCATAATAAAGTATGAGGTTAATGAGAAGTAAACTTTTGCCCTGTTGTCTCGGAGACACCACAGTAATATACTTTTCATCACCATTTATTATTTTATCTATAACTCTTTGCTGGCCTTTATGTGGTCTGAATCCTTCAATTTTCATTTTACTTCGCGCATCATTAGTACGTTGCCATGATGCCTATCAATTATTATCCAGCCTTGCGCACCTTGTTCATTCAAGACTTGAAGTGTTGGGTGTTCAACTAAGAACTTATACTCATAACTCTTCATGGTCAGTGTCTTCTATTTCTTGTATTCTTTCAGGGCTATCGAGTGCAGGGCCGAAGCCAAACTTCAGAGACTTGAATATATCTTGTCCGTCAGCGGCTGTGAGTTCTGTGCGGGCGAGGGCAGGTACAAATCTTTCACTAAGTCTAATAATAATGTCCATTGCCTTTGCTGGGTCATTAGCTGCAATTTCCTGTAGCCAACCTTCCATATGCTCTAAGTTGTTTTCAACTAACATAGCGAAGGCCTGCTTCATAAGTTTAGTTGCATTATTTTGAGAACCCACAGGTCTCCCATTACGGTTGATGTTTGCGTCTCCGCCTTTAAACTTGCTCTTCATCGCTATCTTCTTTTTTAATTCTTTTCAAGGCCTTCTTAAGCATGCTGATAGCTGCTTCAATTCCTTGTTGGGTACTTGAGCTTACATTGTAAGTTATACCCTTTATCTTTACTTCTTGTTTTATCATACCTGTTTGTTATACGTATTAATTATTGTTTTAGAAACACCGGTCACGCATCTTGCACAACTTGTTGGCCTTTTGTTTTCTCCAGTTATTCTATTATAAATGTCGAAAATCATTTGTAGTTCACCGGGCTCGAACCTTCTACTTGTTGTAAGTAAAAGTATATTGTTCCTAACCCATACTATATCTTCTGCTCTCATTTATACTTATAAATATAATTTGCTACTACACTTGAAATAGCTGAGTACAAGAGACCAGACCAACCGTACATAACCATCATCGGCATCAGGCTTATCCAGAAGGTCATACACATGTCACACTTAAATGGTTTTGAGGGTAACTCAGGCAAATCAAATGAAGTTATAAAGTCTGTTAGAAGGTGGCCTATACAAGCAAAGCCTATTATCTGTATTATTAATATAAATATATCCATGTGTTCCATCATTTAGCTTTTAATTGTTTTATTAGTTCGCCTTTGTAATCGGCTATCTTAGACTTGTTGATTTGAAAGTTAACTGTGTCTTGTATCAGGTCTCTAACCCAAGCACTCATTCCTTTCATTGGCTCGTCCTGTTCTAACGCGTCCATCATTATTAATCTTTGCATCTTAGTATGGGTCTCTTCATCTAACATGACTTGTACTGTTTTTATATATGTCTTACTCATAGGTTATAATTATTGTTGGCTAATGTTTCTTGAATGTAGGCCTTGGCTTCTTCAACAGCCTTCGAGATACTTGTGCGCGGTATCTGTGTCTGTCTTGCAAGCTCGGAGTAGTTTGGTTCTTTAACGTACATCTCAAAGAGTACAGCACGAAACCATAGTTCGATGCCCGAAGCTTTCATATCTTCTAAGACACCCTGGATACTCTCTGTCGCACTATCTTGCTCGTAGTTATATTCTTCACTATCTTCAGTACCTTCGTGCCATTCAGGAAGCGAATGCATGCGGCCCTTTTGTCGGTAGACTGTGTGATACTTTGAAGTACTGGAATGAAAGCTTCGGTGTATGATGCCTGATATAAAGTTCATGGCCTTACCAGAGTCCACAATCTCTTGGCCTCTTTCGTGTTCAATAAACTCAGAGATAGCAAAGTGAGCTACCTCTTCATATTCAGGGTTTGATTTACAGATTTTCTTAGCCATTAATATAATGTCCGTGTATCTGCTTTCTAAAAAGTTATTCAAATTCTTTAAGTATTTTTTGGAGCCTTGCACATACCTCATAGTTTTCCGCTAATGCAAACGTTTCTATGTCTGCGCGTATAAGGTCGGCCGTTAGTGAAGGGTCATCAACAAAGACGTCCCTATAACTAACTAACAATAATTGCAAGTACTCATCTTCTGTGTAATCATCTTCAATCATATCATTGCATGGTCTTTGTAGAATGGATGTAGTGTGGTAGCCCGTGTTGCGTTCCCATCAAATATTTTAATACCGTCAGCTACTATAGATTCTGTTGCGGATATTCTACCCATTAAATAGTAGTAAACTTTTATAGCTTCTATATCAGTAATCTCAGTATCTACCAGGTTATACATACCATTCTGTGATTTATATTTAGGCGAGCATTCTCTAAACTCTAAGAACCAAGTACTCGATGCGGCCATCCCAAGCTTAAAGCTTTTTGATATATTATCTAGCCATGGCATACGTAGCTTATATTCTTGAGTTACCTTTCTTGGTTTACTCGCGTGCGGTTTAACGTGGCCTAGTATGTGTTTAATATCATTTGAGCTCATATAGAACCTTACATCTTTAGTTTCATGGAACCTGTCAAGGTAACCCATAAAGCTGCTGAAGACTTTCTCGTGGTCTGTTAGAGACTGCTGTAATGTATATTCAAGTACTTTAATCTTCATATGTTATATATCTTGTTAATTTATTTTGTTTTTTTGTTATCATTTGTATTTTGCTATTCTGAGAGGGCGCCCCGTACTTAAACACCATAAACGCGAAAACGCGATAAATGGCGCTTTTCATATTGCGGTATGGTGCTATATACACCCTTTTATATATATTATATATTATATTTACCAACCTATATAAAATGATGTTTATAACGTTTATCGCGTTTAATAGGCCCCTACAGTATCGTAAGGGCCCCTTTCTTAAACGCCATTTTATTTCTAAAAGCGTCATATCGCGTTTATTCATACAAAATGCCAACTTTATCAAATATTGCAGTTGCTTCGGATGAATCAGAAAATCCTACACTTCTAGGTAATATCCACCATCTGTAACTACAAGTTCTTCCAGTAATTGAACTCTCACCCTCAGAGGCTTGCGTGTTACCTTTGAGTTTGTACAAGTTTTTCAGTTCCTTTGCAATTAACTTGGCGGACACTTTACTAGTACTTGTAGATAAGGCTTCTGCAAATTCTCCTAGATGTAAATAGGCTTCCCCTAAATCTTTACGGGTAGCAAACATATTATCTAAATACTCTTGAACCTTCATGCCAGTCTCACTTAAATTACCTTGTACCATTGATTTAAAACCATATGTATTTGTAACAGATTTATTAATATAAAAATTTGCACACTCACTTGACTTTTGTACTCTTGGTCTATTAAGTATCTTCCAAATAATATGAGGTAGCTCTGCCTTTACCTTTATCTCAAAGTCATTTCTTTTTTGATGGTCTTCGAGTGCTGCTGACCAGCGGGCCCATATCTTACGGTCTTCTGATTTTAACAGCATAGCATCAGGGTCATTAGTAGTTACTAAGAAATGTAAATGACAATCTATTTCAACAGCGTCACCACCCTTCTTCTCATACTTAATAGTAGGTGAATCTACGTAGTCTTTCATGTTATTATAAACTAGTTCTTTTAATTTCTCATCGCCTGCAGGTTCGTTTATATGAACTAACAGTTTAGTAACCCAAGTACTGGTAAACTGACCCTTGAGGTCTTGCATACTACGTTTGATATAATTATCACCTATCATCCAATGTATACATTGTGCAAAGAAACTTTTACTACTACCAGGTTCTCCGTAAAGATAAAGCTGTAGTTGTTTTTGTTTAGGATGTTTTAAGAGTAACCATAACCATAAGTAAATGTAATCTATCTGGTCTTCTTCAAATTCATTCTTACCAAACAAGTGTTGAATAACCTCATCCCAATAAGGTGTATCACCCTCACGAATATTTAAGTCACCCCACTTAACATCATTATATAAGTTAACATAACTTGCATGTACCCTTCTATAATTCTCATGCTCAGGTATATTACAGAAGTCTGTGTACCTAGGGAAAGTATTAATACCTTCATCATCAATACCATTCCTTGCAATTGTTCTATCAATCACTAGATGTAGTTTTTCCCAACCTACTCTTGGGTCTTTCATAAATGTAGTATTACCTATATGCATATAGTTTTGTGGTTGTGCTTTGAAAAACAAGTCCTCTTCATATGTAGGTTCCGGTATATCTTCTGATAGTATTCTTACACTGGCACTAGGGTCTACGTGTTGTTCCTTTACCCTTTGAGATATACCATAACGTGTCCTCTCATCCTTAGAGTAGAATTGAATTGGACCGCCTAATTCATCTACAGACTTGGAGTACATCTTTAAACCATTCCGTACATTCTCATGTGCTTTCTTATCATTGTGAGTACTTAAGTATGTAGACATATAAGCCCCTGCACCACTCTCACTCACTCCAATTCTTTTAAGAGTACTTGCGAGCTTCCACATAAAATCGTGACCGTTACCAGGTCTCCATTCATCTTTCTTAATTAAGTTAAACTCTTCTAGATAATCTATACGCTCTTGGTCAGTAGCTGTAGTATTCATTTCTCCTACTACAAAATCATCATTACGTATAACAATA